CCTCTACCGTTTCTGCGGCAGGAGCAACTTCTGGAACGGTAGTGTCTGACACTTGTTCTCCTTCTGTGGTTGATTGTGTTTCTTCCTGAGTTGTCTCAGAAACTTCGGTTTCTTCTGCCGCTACTTTCGCGACCTCAGCGCCGGGAATTGCGCCGTCTGTGACAAGGCTGACCTCTATGAGATTGGATGCCTTGATAGCCATTACGCCATCTACGTTATCCCATTCTTCAACATCGACGCCAACGCTGAAATCTGAACGAAGCCCTGTTGCAGCTTCTTCTAGTGCGTCGTTGCCTGCTGTGGTCTTAGCAATCTTAAATTCTGCAATGATTCCTTGATCGTCTTGCTCGAATGACATGAGTTTGCCCAATGGACGAGTGGTGTCATGCTGCAAAACCAATTTGGTGTTCTTGGCCATGGTAATTGAATCTGGCTTGAACATAGTGCGGCCTGCTGAGGTGTTACCTTCAGCGTTCCATGAAACGATACGCCCCGCAATAATGCGTGACTCTGTGTCTGCTGCTGTAATAGCAACTGGCATCGTTATCTTCATCGGGTCTCCTTGTTATCGATTAGATCTTCCTCTTCACGAATCTGCTCGACGCTCATTGCGCCAATTCGATTGAGGATTTCATAAACCTGAGCACGCTGTAGCGCGTCAGTTCTTAAGAATTCATCCAATGAGAAACGAATCTCACCAGTTGAAGAGATAAAGTCCGGCATAGATAGGCGCTGTTCAATAGCGGCAAGAATTGGCTTCATAGAGAAGTCGATAAGCGAGCGACGCTCTGAAACGCTGTTGCTGTAGGTCATGCTGTTAGTTTCAGCGCTAACGAAGTAGGCAGGAAGGTTGCAAGCGCGAGCCAATTCCAACGCGACGTACTGACGAGCCTCGTTCAGCTGTAATTTGGCTGGATCGATGCCCAACGCTTGCAATTCAACATCCGCGTTAAGAAACGCAGTTGACTTTGTAAGTCTGGCGGTTCGCCATGATTCAAGAAGTTTGGAAATACGTTCTGCTGGCAAGTTAGTACCATTGGATTTAAGAACTTGTAGCGGGACTGGCTCTTTAGCAAAAGTTTCTGCTGCTTGTTCGAGTGCATGAGCTGCACGAATGGTGCGACCTGCGCGATTGAGTAATCCTTCATCGAGGCCATAGAACACGACGAGAGAACCGACTCCGTTATTAGGAACTACTGAACCATCAACCTGATAGCCAATAATTTCGGTTTCGTTGTTGTTAAGTTTGACAGTTACGCGATCTGGTGCAACGCGAGTCCATGCACGAACGCGTCCTGTGTCCCCATATTGTTCTAGGACTTGGCCATAACCAACGCCATGGAATAGTAAATCTTCTGCAAGCCATGCGTAAATAGCAGAACCTGGAACGCGTGGGTCTGGCTGATTAATTACTGCTGGTGTCGACATATGTGAACCATCGAGCTTTGAATATTGCTCGAGTGGTAATGAAGCAAGGGTTGAGCAGATGATATTTCTAGCACGCGCAATAGTTGGAACCGCCATTGCTTGCTGACGGCTTGCAACTGATTGAGTAAATACGAAAGGATTGAAAGATGCGGTATTGTTAAAAGGCGCTGGCGCTGAAGCCGCGTCGACTGTAACCTCGACTGGCTTAGAAGATGTAAAAATGTCCCGGATTCCCATTGGACATATTATACGCTATTGCCTAGACATTAACCTATCTGGATGTCAACTTCTGATTCGGCGCGTGTCGCAAAATGTGTCACCATTGCTGAAGCAACTGCCCCGCAAACTATCCCGCTTTGCTTTCGGCCCATGACCCAACCGCCATCACCTCGAGTTAACTTCACGGCACTTAAAACCTGTCGGGTTAATTCTTCTTGATCTGCATGTGCAAGTCGAGCCGACGAAACGGCCGACACGAACTCGTCGCAACTTTGTTGATATTCCTGACCAGTAATCTCATGGATAGGAATTCCTGCCGGAGCCAATCGAGCAGCTACTGCCGATGCTGTCGACTTGGAATATGCCACGGCATTGACAGGAAATTTGCGAACCCAGAAGGCAATGTCGTTAGCCATTTCTTTATCGTCAAGGTTGACTGGGTTAAACCAAGTATGCAAAAGGCTCACCATGAATCTATCGCCGTCGATGCGTTGGCCTGCCACAAGGCTGGCATGCTTTCGGTCCGGACTTAAATCGATAGCCATCCAAGTATCTTTTTCCATCGATAGTTGAGGCAGGTCATCGACCTTGCATTTCTTCCATTCGGCTTCAGAGATAACTGGGTTAATCATCGAAACGAATTGACACAAGACTTCGGTTCTAAAGATATCCTCACGATCTGAAAGGCTGTCCTTGATGTTGTCCTCGTGGACTGTCCAACCAAGGCTTGGGTTAGATTGATACCAAGCCTCCTTGTCGGTTATCTCAGCACCAGGCTCTGCCGACCACTCAAACCAGCCAATCGAATCATCTGCGCCTTCACTAGCTGCAAGACCACGCTCTCTGAACTTAAGCAACATCACCGAATTGGCATGTCCTGCGTTTGAATAGACATAGGCCTGCGGGTTGGGATTACTCATTTGGGTGAATCGCATCGATGACCAAACATCTTCAGTATCGAACTCACGCAATTCGTCAATATGGATTACGTCGGGTGCTGCAATTCCTCGAGCCGCTGAATTGCCGGCACGGATAAGGTAACGCGCTCCATTCTTGAAGCGAATCTCCTGCGATCCTTTAGATTCGTATTTCTTAGCAAAGTTATCTAATAGCAGTTGGCTGTTTTCAATCATTTGGCTTACCTTGTAAAAGATTTCACTTGATGTAGTCAGTTTATGAGCTGTAGCAAGGTGCATTTTCTCGCCAAGTACATAGATTCCAAACAAGATTCGAAGCGCCATGAATGTCGATTTACCCTGCTGGCGTGGCAACATAATGCCAATGAGCGGATGAGCCCAGCGTCCATCTGGCTTATATCGCAGGCAATCTTTGGCTAGGTTTTCTTGCCAAGGCAACAGCGGGAAGCCGATATCTTTGCAGAACTGAATCATTTCATCGCCACGAGTAGGTAAATCCAAGGGTTTAGATCTGATTCTTGGCTCCTGAGAGCCTTTACGCGGTTCTACTACCCCTTCCTCAGCCGATGTAAGCCCGATAGAGCCGTTTTGAGTCGTCATGACTGGTTTGCATCCGGTTCGAACCGATAGTGGCTGATTGAGGCGTTTTCGGGGTAAAAAGAACCATGAAGGGTCGGGGGTGTCTTAGGCCTATCAAAAAACCTACCCCCCTTGCTGCTGTTGCATGATGAGCACAATACTTGCAAGTTATCTAGTGAATCTGTACCACCAGCGACTCTTGGAATGATGTGATCAACACTCAGATTCTCCTCAGTTCCACACATTTGGCAGCATCCATCGCGTCGTATCACTTGCTCTCTTAGTCTGCGCCAAGCAGATGTACTACCTGATTGTTTAAGCCTTGACATAATGACTCTTATAGCAATGAACGCAGAATGCGTAATGAATACCTTGCTCATGGAATGAGCAGTACTTATGACCAAGTAACCAGCAGAACAATCCTCTAATCATTGCTCGCCTATCTCGCTCTGTATGAACATAGCCTTATGGCATCGCATGCAGCTGTAGACATCAGGCGCATGCCAGATGAACATGTCGTGCTTGCACTCATCTGTCAATGCCAACCCCTAGTCTGCCAATGCTTCCATGCTTTGCATGTATCGCCTTGATATCGATGTTCTATGTATCTAAGTCCATAGTGTATCTGAGTAATAGGATCCTTATCCTTAACTACTGGATTCTTTAATTGCAATAATCCATATGTATAACTCTTACTAGGACTTGATAGATTCCCTACTGCTTTTGGATTCCAAGCTGATTCTTTTCCTATAAGTCTAGATAAGCAAATAGCCTCATGCTTAGGCATGATGGCTCTTATATATTCCTTTGGATTACGATCTATTGAGCCTATGCCTACTGCAGTACTTTGCATAGATAGAGATATCCCAATAGCGATGGCTACCGAGCGGGCTATCCGCGTAGCGGCCCGCTCTGAGCCCCTGAGGGCTCTAGCCGTAGAGCGTACCAGCCGTGTCAAGTCATTTATGTAGCAGGCATACCAAAACCGCAGGTCAGAACCTATATTTTGTAATCCTTGCAATGAGCGTGTCGCTCTAATTATCGGTTGAGTAGAAACCAGTTCCTTTAAATTGAATACTAGGAACGCTGTAAATCTTCTGCATTGGGTTATGGCAAAACTGGCAAGTAACTTTATGTGGTTCATGGATGGATAACTCCTTCTCGTACCGCAAGTTAGCCTCGCAGTCCGGGTTGGTGCATTCGAATTCATAGATTGGCATCAGATACCTTGCATGTCCGGCATAGGACGTCCTTTAGTTTCCACGATCCACATTGTGTGCATCTTTCAGGTTCTAATTCTACCGAATCTTTATGGATATCTCCGTAAATTGGAAGAAGCAGCTGAACCAAGTCCGCAAACCGCATAAAGGCCAGATACTCTGAAGCATCTTCTCCTTGGCCATTCATACGGCACACCACGAAAGGTAACTCTTTGCCACCTGCCCGCTTGCTCGCTTGGCGCAGCCACTCCAATGGCTGGAACGCCGATCTAGCCTTAACCTCGACGTCGAACGGGACGCCTGTTATATCTTTTCCAGCCCCGCGACCGATTCCCGCGTATGGCCACCATTGCTGGAGATAACTAGCAACGACGCGCTCAGTACGCAGTCCTCGGTCTTTTCTGTGTCGTGTCATGCACGCCCAGCAGAATTTACTGTGTGGCACTTATTGCAAGTCCACTCTTTCATGATCCAACGCTGGCGAATCTGTGTCCATGTTGGAACTTCATTGCACATCTGGCAAATCAGTTTATATCCCAATTCTTCTAACGCTGCTGCGTTTGCTCGGATATTTTCCTCTTCTTCAGCTGTAGGAAATGACTCCCATTCCCCATCTTGATTTAGGAATTGTATGTGTCCCATTATTTTTTGACCTGTGGTTTCCATAATCCGGTCTCTTTATCAATCTCATACCAGATAGGCTCGCAACGCTCTGCATCGCCAAGAATATGGTTAATGCAACGCCAATGACCCCAAGGCTTGCCTGCCCTAGTAGTTCCTGTTTTCCATACTCTGGCACCATGGACACAACTCTCTTCCGGTGGCGTGCCACCAAGGACATCCTTCACCATCGCGACTGCTCCTTCCATAGTCTGAACTGGTTCTGATGGTCTGATTGTCCAAGGGTCATCCTCCTTCGGTACTGGGACGTATTCGGTGGCTGTTTGGGCTAACTTAGCCTTTGTTTCAGCTAGTAAAACCTCATTATTAACCTTGGCTGCAACCTTGGTCATTTCTTCGCGAGATGCACGCTTGCCTTTAGTTGCGTAGCCCGCATTAGCGAGAGCACGACCAATCGCACTTGTCTCGCAATTTTCAAGAGCCGAAGTAGCATTGACGCCGCGACCCTGGACCGTTTCTTCAGCAAGCCCAGTCGTCCAAGGTCTAGCATCAGCCTCAGTTCGAAAGATACTAGCTTCAACGATAAACCGAGAAACAGAGTGATCCAGCAATTTCGTATGAATCTGACCATCAGGATGTTCCTTCCAAAACTTAACCAGTCGCTCTTCGACTGTCTCATAATCTTCAAGATTAAACATAAAGTTCATTTTCCTCAGTTCTTAGTTGTCCTGATATAGCAAAGTATGCTGCTCCGTCGATGTAATTATCGACCTTTCCAGATTCCATTGATCTAGCGACTTTGACAAGTGCAAGGCACATAGCCACTTGGTAATCCGTAATCGGCATTTCGAGGTATGCAGACCAAAGGCGTGCGGTTCTGGACATGTTGTCTGTCGGGTGTCCATAGTCCATTCCACGATCTTGAATAATTGCTCTTGCTTCGTTGAGGTAGTCACCGGCGTTCATCCGTTAACTCTCTGGAACTGCTGGATGCGGCCTTCTACTTGTCCATCGTGAAAACCTGTTTTGTACATAAGTACTGCCAATAAGCCATGACTGGCTAGAAGGATTAAATGTAAAACTGTCATTTTTATCTCCCTTACAGCTGTATTTCAGCTGATAAGAGAACCTTACATGAGCCGTATCCGGCATCCACCCTTTTTAGATAACGAAACGATAACGATTTGGCTAGGGTCCTCGTCCTCCATGTAGGGGATAGCAATACTAGCGGGCGCGTCCATAAACCTTGCCTTGGACGATAAATGTGCCGTTTTTTTCGATGTTGATTATGTCGACTTGGACGGTTGAGCCATGAACGTACATAATGGCGAACGCTTGCTGCCAATTTGCAGTCCCTCGCGTGTACGAGGCCTGTTTGAAGTCCATGAGGTTTCCTACCTCAACTCCATGTAAAACACGCCCTAAACGGCCTCCAGAGGCCTCTGTGAAGGCGCTACGGCCTGCTCTATGGGTATGACCAGAGATAACGTTCTTTCCGTGCCTTCTAGCGGCTTCTAAGGCGCTTAGACCGCCCAGTTGCTTGATAGGCGTATGGTCGCCATGAACGGCAATCCAGCCCGGAGCGATAGGCATTGGGTTTTTATGGAAGGTGATACCCAGTTCATCAAACTTCATGAACTTCTCGAACCGCAGCTCTGGCAATGACAGAAACGACGGTATCTTCTTCATTATTATGTTATAAAGTCTATCCGTGTGGTTGCTTCGGATGCAGTCAGTAACACCCAACTTCCAGAGGAGTTCGACGCATCGGTCACGATCATCGCCAAGACTCTGCTCATAGGCTTGAGGGGTTCCCTCGCTCCATTTGCTGATTGTCTGGAAGTCAATTTCGTCACCGATAGTAACTGTTTGGTCTGGTTTAAATTTTTGTAAGAATCTTGCTATGTTCTGAGTTACATGGACATCCTCGAAAGGAACCTGTAAATCGCTCAGAATAACGATTCGTTTCATTTAATCCTCGTCGTCGTCCTCATAGGGGATATTGTCGATTCGATTGGGTAGATTGGGGATAATCCAATCAGGAAACGTTTCACGATCTGATAGCAACCAAAAAGCATGAGTCTCTGTAAACCCTGCTCTACGTAAAGACTTGTAATACTCGTTCAACGCAATGGCATAAGCATCTAAGGCGCTGTAAGTGTCTAAGTCTATGACTGGTCGTTTCCTTGCCATGGGATAAGTGTTACCTGCCTAACATCTCGATTATGGTATTGACACGCGCTTCTAAACGATTTACCTGGTCTTTGATAGATGAGCCGCTATTTGGCTTTAGTTCTGCTAGGTAGTGCTTTACTAACCAACGCACTAAGCCAATAAATGAACCAATAACGGTCGTTACAGCAACTGCAACAGCCGCTATGTCCTGCGCTGTCACTTTTTCGGAGTGGCATAACCAAAGACGCCAGCAAGTATGGCCCAGAGTACTGAGCGATAATCCAATGCAAAGTTTGATGCAGCCCATGCCGAAAGGAATGCGCCTGCAGTCAGTATGTATGGATTTTTCATGTTCATTCGGTTCCACCTATCATCGGTATGTTAGAAAAGAACGAGCCATCCGTCTCGCCTTTTGAAGTGAAAGAAATGTGGCAATGCTTCCTATGCGGATTAGGTCCTTTGTAAGTTCTCCAACGCCAGCCCAAGATAGGCGATGCGATTCGTCCATCGAAAATGATGTATTTGATGCGCTTGTCTCGCTTTGCAGCTTGACGAATCTGATTTGCCAAATTAGGCATGAGGTCTGGCTTACCGGATTTACCTGCAAGGTCTCGGTCAACGTCGATGGCACATACCCAGCCTCGAGCATTGGGGATGTGATCAGAGCGACCCGCAGCAACATGGCGGGCATCGGCAATCCACCCGTCACTACTACGATCTCTATCGGGGAACGCGTCGTCAATTTGCTCACGAAGTTGCACCCCTGCTTTGCACAGTTTTGCAATCATTATAAAAGAAGCTCTGCTTCTTCCTCTGTGATGCCAAGACGAGCCAATAATTTAGCTTTTGCTTCTGCTTTGAGAGCAGCAGCTGTGATTGCTTTCGCAACAGCAGCTTGAAACTCAGCTTGTTCTTCTTTTTGAGCCTTTGTATAATCAACCAAAGTTTCTTCACCCGTTGTTACATCAACAATTTTATGAATTGACATGATTACGCTCCATAGACATAGACAGTTCCAGCGGTAAATGTTCCGCTAGAAACGAGTGAGATACTTGAAATTGTTGCACTGCCAGTCCAATGTCCTTGACCGGAAGCGCGTGAGCTGTATTCGTTAGCATTAAGACCGGAAGTGTCCCATTGAACCGGTTTAATTCCTGATGAATTTGCACCATTGACGCGAATTCCAACCTTGATTGGCGTCTTTGAGGTCATGAGTTGAATACTTGTTGCCGAGTTTGATTGATTGTCAAGAGTGACAAGTGATGTGCCTGTAGTATTTTGTGAGATTAAGACTCCGGCCACATAAGCGTAATTGCTTCCGCTGTCTGTATTAAATCGAAGATAATGTGTGCCGTATCCATTGCCATCTCCGCCGGTAAGACCATCAATCCAAATGTAAAGATCATTTTTGCCGCTGATTCCTGTGATGGTTGTTGTTGAGCCACTTAAAGATGTGCCACCTGTGTTAATTAAAGTAAATGATGGAGTAGAACCAGCTGGAGCCCACTTTAATCCTGTTGTCTCAGCCGAATCTGCTGTAAGTACATACCCGTTTGTGCCTACAGCCAAACGAGCAGGAGTGTCCGCGGCACTAGCTGCAATAATGTCACCCTTGGCATCGACAATAGCGTTTTGAATAGCATTTGAGTCATCTTGCTGAGTCCATGTAAAGTCCATGTCTGTGTTTGACGCCTTAGCAAGTACTTGTCCGGTTGTGCCACCCTTGAGGTCAACCATCGATGTATCTACGCCGCCAAGAGCTGTGCGAATAGCGGCAGCACCATCTTTAACAAGGTCTGTGTCCGCTGGAACGGTCCACCCAAAGTTTGTAGTCGTAGTTGGCATTATTTCTCCTTATCAGGCTACTATTGTAGCGTTATTCCAGTCTAAAGTTGGGCTAAGCGTGTTCCATGTCTCGCCGACTGGAACGCTGTTCCATCTGAAGGCCTGCAATGAGTAGGCAACTGGCGAGACAATAATTGTGAGATCTAGTGCATTGAATCGGCTACTCCAAGTCCAGCCTTCAATAAACCCTTGATAGCGACCATTGGAAATATTAGATGGCAAGTCCTCGATGTCGATTGGCAAACCCATAAATATGCCAAAGGCTTGGTCTCGAGAAGCGTCTGGGATGTTTGGGTTGGCCATGGGAAAAGTAATAGATTTAAATTGATACTGAGGATAGGCTCGAATATCTAAATAATATTCGGCTTGGCTTAGAGCATCTGCCCCATTTTCAATGCTAGTTTGAATATTTTCAGCTTGTGTACCGTATGTGGCAATAGACCCCGCGTCTGTGGCAGTCTGCTGTTGTCCGTTTTTATAGGTAATCGTAATCTTGTTACGCAAGTCACCAAGGCGCTTTGATGAGGTGATTCCTCGAGCATAAGCCCAACCGCCATCAACATAGGCGTATCCGTTGGCTTGCAAATATTGTGATCTATGAGTTGAGTCAGCATAACCAATACGGCCTGAAGCGTCCTCATAAATATAACCAAGGCCAGATTTGGCAATGCTAGTTGCTAGAGAATAAACGTCGGTGGTTGATGCAGACCTTTCGGTCAGTTCATAATCTCCTGGACGGTCTATTTCACCAAGACCTGAGTTTTCGGCGTTCTCCCATGTTGTGGTCGCATCATAGGCGTTCCATGTTTCAGCTGGAGGGACTTCATTCCATTGGTCGAAAAGAACCTCTGATAGAACTTCATAAATTTGGTCTCCGTCAAAGTCTTTCGCCAATACGCCTTCAGTTAAATATTTAGGTAATTTAGACAATGCTCCAAGAGCCGTAATGGTGACATTCTCAGTAATAACTGGCTCACCTGTTGCAACTACAATATCAATATCTGATATATCTCCACCGAATAGCGGTACATAGGTACCAGAAGAATTTTTAATCTTGACCACGATTGAATCGTTAACATCAAAGTTGATAGCCGATTGGTCTAGGTTTTTTATGGTAAATCGGCAATAGCCAGCAACTGGCTGGGAATAGATATCCGTACGGCCTGAAGTAATTGTTAAATCTGCAAGAACAAGGTTAGTAATATCGCCCAGCCCATTTAATTCAACCGCCCAGTCTGGTGTCCAAGCGGTCATACAAAGGCTGCGCTTCCTAAGGTTCCTCGAGCTGAGGAATCATTCAGAATACTGACAATCTGGCGAGCAGTAGATTCAGGATCTATAGCGCCATTGACCGTGATATTGGTAGTGCCAGTGCCGGCAAAAGCGCGAAGGCGCGCATCAGAATCATCTATGGCTGATATTGATGGAGTTGAGAAATTGGCTGTGCTAAAACTTGCTTTACCGCTTGTTGAGGCTCCGCCAAAGAAGTTACCTACCGCGCTACCTGCTCCACGTATTGCATCAATAATGCTTTTAATTGTGTTATAAATTCTAGTCAAAGTGCTTACGAATGTAGCGAAGGTATCGATAACGCTAGAAATAAAGTTGCCTAAGCCTTTAAACGCTAAGCCAAGAGTTTGCCCAATAATTGGCGCAAGAGTCTCCTTGGCAAAGGTAGCGATGACTTTCATAAAGTTATAGAAAGGTTGAAGTTCTTCATTATTTTCGGCTAGAGAATTTTTTACTTTATTAAAGGCAAAGCGTAATCCGTCTAAGATTGGCTGGAAGATTTTAATAATTGGTTGCAACTTTTCGCCTATATTGCTGGTGAAGTCCTGAATAGCCGGTATGACTTTCTGGACAATAATAGTAACTAAGGGAGTAATGGCATCAAGAATAAATGCGCCTACGGTTTCCTTGCCTTCATCGAAGGCTATTTGGAGTCTTGTTAACTTTCCTTGGAATGTGTCTGCCTTGGCTGAAGCCTGATTTTCAAAGGTATCGGCAAGTTTGGCGGTAATCTCATCCATGCTCATGGTTTTAAGTTGAGCAGATGTTAAGCCAATGCCTAATTTACCAAGTGCTGCTGTGTTGCCTTCAGCGGCCTTTGCCATAGCGTTAGTGACGGCTTCAAGAGATTTACCACTACCAGCAGCAACATCAATTGCAACCGTCTGCAGCTTCTGAGCCTTTTCAAGATCACCTGTGGCTCGAGATAAACGTTCCAAAGATGGACGCAATTCGTCATCGGTAATACCTACGGCTAGAGAAGTCTTGGTTATGTAATCTTCTGTTGCGTCTATTTGAGCCTTGGTAGCCCCTGTGACGTTCTTTAAGGTGAGGGCTAACTTGGTCTGTGCAGCGGCATCTTCTATGGCTGCCTTGACCCCGTCAACGGCTAATTTGCCTGCATAGGCTACGGCTGCTGCTCCTGCTGCCGCAAAGGCTAAGCCTGCCTTCTTGCCAAACTCCCCGACCTTATCGCCAAAGGTTTTGACGTCATTATCTGCGCTTTTGAGATTCTTAGTGAAGTTATCAACGTCAGCAAGCAGCTTAAGCGTTAACGCTCTTGTACCTGTTGCCATTTATCCCCACTCCTTCAAAATTTTAGTAAATGATTCAGTCCATCTAGCAACAATCTCAGGTTGAATCCTGCGAAGTGTTGGATAGATAAACCAACCCTTAGAGCCTCGACCTTGACGGCCTGACCACACCGGGAATTGCTTGTATTTGTTAGATCCGAATTCTGACCCGCCCCAGATATCTTTAGTGGTTGCCCCACCGGAGAACTTTTGGGAAGCGAATCCATAAGTAATCTCGCCAATACGGCTGGATTTTTTAACCCTAGAACCATCTGCAATTCTGCCTGCCACTTTTCTACTTTGTAGAGATTTAGCAGTTTGAATAACTTCTGCTCTAGCGAATTCAGCCAGAGCGCCGGATTGGCGCTTGGCCTCATCGTTGGCTTCCTCACCCATGTTCTTAAGCGCCTTAAATACTTGACGCAATTCAGTCTGGTCAAGTGCTACTAATTCACTTGCCATTGCGCTGCTCCAGTATCTCTATAGCTGTAAGAATATCCTCGGCAGTTTGCCATTGATCCATAGGGATTTGTGTGGCTATTGCCAGTTCCACTAAGAGTCGGCTTACGCTTCCTCTTGGATGGCTTTTGGGTCGCCTTCACCTACTTCGACGTCTGCAACGGATTCCATCCAAACCTCTAGTGGCTTGGTTGGCTTTCCGCCTGCTTCACGCTTCATGGCGCTGTGAGCGACATAAAGAATGTCCCACATTCCGCCAAACTGGGAGATAACCTTTTTAGTTGTCATTTCCCAGCGGGCGTAATCTGGAGGACGAACCATGTAAGTGGTTTCGGATCCATCTATATATTTAATTGTTATTTGCTGTTGCATTTTGTGCTCCCGTTTCTATCGGCTTAGGAGAATGTCTCGGTGACAGTTCCGTTTGCGACCTTGAATGTGAAGTCTACAGTCTGTGCGTCTGTCCCAGCGCCTCCTGCTGTTGGAAATTCAGGGAGAATTGGGAAAACGAACTGAGCGCCTGTAGCAGCTGTAAGAGTTACTGAAATTGTGGTGTCTGGCGCTTCTGCTGCAGCCCATAGTGCTTCGCATACAGATGAGGTCTTACCCCAGTCAGCGAGCATTGAAAGAGCAAAGGTTGCCTCTGTGTTGACAGTCTTATAAGCTTCGCCATCGAGAGTCTGATATGTCTCACGAACATTGGTCTTTGTAAGAACTGCTGAAAGTGCTTGAGCCTCGATATCTGTTCCACCTGTGAAAGATAGAGAAATATCGCGACCTGTGATTACTGTGGTTGCCATTATTTATCCTTAGTTTGTTTGTGTGTAGTAGGTAGAAACTCTGATATCTGCCACCAAGACATTGGATGGGCCGACCTGAGTAACCGTTGGTTTTTCAACCGCTCCGACTGTGTACCCGGTAGGGATCACCTTCAGAACACTTATGACGAGCTGCTCGAGGTTGTCGAGCGATGCAGGGTTGCTGTTATAGGCAACCGCGACTGAGATAACAAGATTGATTTTGACGTGCAAGGTTGAACTGCTAATAGTCTCTAATTCAAGATATGGAGAGTCCGGGACTGTAACCACGAATGGCACCATGGGTGCTTCTGGCACATAGGCGTAGACGTTGCCTGCTACATTAGCAAAGGCATTCGCTAATGGTTGACGGACTGTATCAAGGATTGTATTAGGCATTTACTGCACCATTGAATCGGTATCGATGTATGGCCCCAATAAACCAGATACGCGGTTAAACAAGCTGCGACCCAAGCGATATGGGCTAACGTTTGTGAAATCAATGCCTTCAATTTGACCGCCTGGAGCGATGCGGGATTGGAATACTTCTACTGATACTGCTAGGACTGCTGACTCGACTGCGCTTACGCCAACGTAAGTTGCAGCGCCTGATAATGTAGCCAAGCCTGATGGAATAACGTTTTTCAACGCAATATCGGCGTTAGTAATCGAAATAGTAAATAAATCCTCATAAGAATCTTCGATAGTAAAAGTTCCGTTAAATGGGGAGCCGCATCCTGTGATGACTACGCTCTGACCCGCTGAAAATTGGTTTTCACCAACTGTTTTATATGTTGCTACGTTTGCCTCGAGTTCAACTTCATCGATGGCTACTGCGTACTTAACTAACATCGGCACAATTACGGCCTCAGCTGTGTCGATTACATCTGTGAGATAAGCATCGTTATAGAGAGAACTAGAAACGCCAAGGACAGAGCGAAGTTCGCTTGCTGTAACTATTGTTGCCATTTCTAGTTCCTCTCGTTAAACGGCTGGGGGAGCCACCGGGAGCAGCAGCTCCCCCATGATTAGTTTGGACTACGCAACCATCCAGCGGTATGCGCCTGCGCCAAGTTTTGTCGCAACTGCGCCATAACCGTAGTAACCAACCTGAACCTGACCTGTTGAGATTAGGTTTGACTGGAGTGAGAGACGTGGGCTCTCGTACCATGTGTAAGCATCTGGGTTAACAACGATCATGGTGTTGTCGCCAACGCCTGAACCGGTTGTCATGTTGCGGTCTACGCGGAGGTTAAGTCCGAGAAGGTTTCCACGAACGCCAGTTGCTGTTAGGTCGCCGCCTGCGTTCTGTGGGTTGATTGTTTGCTGGAATACTGGACGGTTTGAACCATCGACAAGTCCCATCAATGCACCCCATTGTTCTGGAGATACGATGATGTTTTGAGCAAAACCAAGGGTTCCCTTGTAAATAGATACTGCTGCATCTGATACGAAATCAGCAATGTTTGCAGCTGAAACTGTACGGTTTCCGCCGTCTGTTCCGCCAGCAATAAGAGCTGTTAGAACTGCTGCATCTGTTGCCTTTGCGTATGCAAACTCCATCTGACGAACGAGTTCAGCAAAGAATGCTGGAGAACTTCTGTCAAGAAGCTCTAAACTGAAGGTCTGCTGGCCAATGTACTTGGAAACTGAAACGCTGACGAACTCTGAGTTCTGGTCTGTTTCAGATGGTGTTCCACCTTCAGATGCCGCTGCAACTGTTGGAGCAACTGTGATCTTAGGAATTTCGAAAGTCATTCCTGCATCTGGAAGAGCGCCACGAGAGATTGAGTCAATCGCTGGACGGTCTGCGTTTGAGATGCCGTTGATAACTTCGGTTAGTTGACGTGTTGGAACGAGTCCAGCGTTGTCTGTTGTGTCTGCTGCTGCTGCAACGTACATCTTTGATGTTTCGTTACCGAGTGAAGCGCGGACTGAGTGCTCGAGATAAGAAGCCTTATCAACGATTGGATTACGAACTGTTGTTGAAATGTAAGGTGCTGTTGCAGCCTTAACTTCAACCTTAGCAGCCTCTACCGTTTCTGCGGCAGGAGCAACTTCTGGAACGGTAGTGTCTGACACTTGTTCTCCTTCTGTGGTTGATTGTGTTTCTTCCTGAGTTGTCTCAGAAACTTCGGTTTCTTCTGCCGCTACTTT